CGTGCGATCTGTTAAGGTCATTAACCTCAGACATTGCATTTATTAATTCTTTCATTTCTTACTCCCAAATAGTTGTTTAGCTTTCACCAATATATCCGGGTTGAGATCTCGCCATACAAAACTTTCAGCAAACTGTGGGTCTGTTAAAGATAGTAACTCTGGCAAATCATCTGCAACCTGCATTAATTTTTCTCTACGTTTACAGGCTTGCACTATGTTATCCAAAGCAAAGTTTAGCTCTTCAAGCGTAGGCTCTAGTATTACATAGCCAAGTCTATTTGCATACACAATTTTTGGAATGATGCCAGACAAGTGCCAGTAGCCGGCAAGCTGCATAAGATGTGGTGCTTTGATTTTCTTAGGCAAAGAGTTTGCTCTAGGGCTATCTGTATCAGCGGCTTGATCCCACTGCGTCTTTAATTCTACGCGCCCCTCGCCATAGTCAGGCTTACCAAAGTATGGCAGCTGACAGTGTGGTATGTGACCAAACAAATCTATCTCACCTATTATTCTATTAGAGCCCTGCATAGCCTCTCTGACGCCCTGTGCTGCGTTCTCACACACTAAAGAGAACTCTGACTGCACAAGGTCACCCTTCTTGCTACGCTTACCCTCAGCGTCATAGTAGATGCGCTCACGGTGTGCGATGATAAGATTATCTTTGTCAGCATCACGCCAGTGACCGCCCTGGTAACCTTGTAATAAATTTATTGCATCGCCCATAGCTTCATTCGGTGACGCATCATCGACTAGTAACCGGTCAGCATACACCTGTGCAGCGCGTCCAGACACCATGTTTGGATTATCTTTATACTGCGATAGTCCTAAGCAATCTTTGTAATGCCCGGAGTCGCGTAGTATTTGTCTCGCTTCTTGTTCATCACCCTGTGCTTCACCAGTAAGTATTTTCCACGCCTTGTTGTGTTGCACACGTAGGTACGCTTTATCGAAAAACGTCCATGCATCTGGCGTTGATGGATTACTGTGATGCTTATAATTGAACCTGTCGGCCCATCCTGTTTTTTTCAATCCCATATCTATACCCTTGACATATTGTGTCACGAACATATGCTATCAATAAATTTTTGCAAGGAGAAATTTTATGAAGCTTGAACAATGGCGCAAAGAAAAGGGTTATAGTTACCCTCAGCTAGCGCAGAGATTAGATGCCAAGCATGGCACTGTCGTGCGGCGTTGGTGCTTAGATAAAGATCATAAAGACTACAAGATACCATCAGCTAAGTATATGTTAATTATACAAGAAACTACGATGGGCGCCGTTACACCTAACGACTTTTATAGGTGACGCATGGGTGGCAAGGCGAGCAGGGATAAGGGTGCAGCGTTTGAGCGCGAGATAGTAAACTGGCATCGAGAAAGAAATGTAGAGGCAGAACGCATACCCTTGTCAGGAAGTGTCAAAGGTTCGTTTGCAGGTGACTTAATAATAGGACCAGAGAAAGCGTTGCTTGCAGAATGTAAGAGAAGAGCTAGGGCGTATCAGGATTTGTATGACGCCCTAGATCAAGATGGCAGCGACATGCTGTTTATCCGTAAAGACCGGGGGCGCACGTTAGTTGTGCTACCTATAGAAACATATGAAGCATTCTTAGAATGGATTGGCTGGAAGGAGAACTAATATGCCATACACACAAGACGGTATTGGATACCAAAAAACAGATACTAGCCGGGCGGCAGCACGGAGTAACTACCCAGGCAAACTAACAGCGCGTGATCGTGTGTTGCAGTTGTTGCAAAAGATGCCGTTGTCTATGTCATCGCATGAAATAGCAGAGGTGTTAAACTTACCAGAAGTTACAGTACGTCCAAGGTTATCAGAGCTAAAGAACGATAATAAAATAGTTGATAGCGGCGAGCGTGGCGAAACACCGTGGGGTAAAAAATGTATCAAGTGGAGATCTGCATGAGATATGGTGGCTTAGAAATAAAAGGCAGTGAAGCAAACTTTGTGTTTTACAGCCCAGACGGACAAAGGTTTTATGAACCTGCAAAGCGTTGCCCTGACTGCGATACAAGCGGTCAGGTAATGGGAGAGAAGGCTGTCATTGATTATGTCAATGGCGGCTCACTCGTTGAGATAGTAGCAACATGCCTGGAGTGTGAAGGTCTAGGTTTTGTAGTAGATGATAGTGATGAGTAAGCATAGCCTCAAGTCAAAGCGTAGGCATCCAGCTGCGCCGCGAGAACGCATAGAAGTCGGGCATATTACTTTTGAGTTGTGTCCGACAAATGCTACGTTTGCACTAATAGCCGGCAACGCAGTGCAGTCAAAAGATAGACGCCCATTGTTCTCTGGCATGATAGAACCCGAAATGGAAAAAGAACTACGCAGGGTAGCGTTTAGATTCAAATCGATACTAAAGGCAAAACATGGGGAAGAAGAAGCCTAGAATAGCTTACTGTTGGTCATGCAAAATGCCGTATGATTTAAACAAGGGTGGTTGGATTATCTTGCTCAGTAAAGAGCTAATTTGTGCTGACAATCAGGAGTGTTGGCACACTGTTTTACAGTATTATGAACGTGCTAAAAAAAGGGGATTGACAAATGCCACTGAAGAAGTACGCTAACGCGAGCCCACCAGGGCGAGATAATAACTTACAAGTTATTACTACCAGTAACTACAACAGTTACTGTAAAGAAACTAACAATAACTATATAACTAGTAATAACTACAAGATCTTACAGGAGACATTGACCAAGATGTCACCGGCGTACAAGATGGGTAAGAAGCGTAGGCAAGAAGATCCGTTGTCTTGGAGAATACAGAAGGTGACTAGCAAGATCAGGCCTATGATGTCTGTAGATAAATTTTTAGAAGTTTCTAAAAGTATTGCAGTGGCTAGCCCAATGGAGCAGGTAGAGATTGTGCATAAACTTGAAGTGTGGCTAGACAAAGTACATGGTATCAAGTTATAACAAAAACAGAAGTATGTTTTTTTACTGCCGTAAAGTTTTGCTATACTTCTCCTGATGGGCTTTAGTTCTCAGCTTATCTGGTTTAACTGGCCCTTGCCTGGTCAGGCTGGCATAGAAGTCGTCTGCATGGCGAGGGCGTTTTTTTAAGGAATAACATATGGGCAAGAGCAGAACAGTTACCATAGACATTATGAAAAAGATTGTTGATCGATTGGCTCACGGCGAAACACTCGTAGATATTACAAACGATGATAGTATGCCTACGTACAGAGCAGTAACAAGAGCGGTGGCCGGGGATGATAACATGTACGAGCTTTACAGGCGCGGTAGGATTGCTCAGTGCGAATGGTTTACTGATCGTATTAACAAACTAGCAATGGAGCCGCTACCAGAAGGTCTAGACGTTCGTGAGCTAAATGCTGAGGTAAACAGACGTAGGCTAGAGATAGATACTCTCAAGTGGACTACAGCAAGAAACCAGCCGTTTGGCATACGTGACAAGAAAGAAGATCAACCGCAATCACAAGCATTTACGATTAGTTGGCAGGGTGGAGATGTGGCAGTCAATGCACTGGAAGATGACGAACAAGATGCAATGGTGAAGCATTAGGTAACATGAGCGACAGTATCCAAGAAATTGAACAAAGACTTAAAGCTAAATACCCTATCTTTGAAAACATAGAAGTAGTGGACAAACGAGGGTCAGGTTCTGCTGGGCAAAGAAAGTTAGAGTTTTATCACCCAGAAGATAGTCCAACAGGTAAAGTATTAATTGAAGTGTTTGATCAATCAATGCAAGGACTAGAGCTAGAAAACGCAATACTTGGTGACATGCTACACAATGCACCATACGTTAGCCGTAACTTTGCAAACCTACGTAATAAGTTAAAACAAACAAGAACTCCTGAGCAAATATTAGTAGATAAACAAGCATATGAAATTGCAAAGACTAAGTATGGAGAACAACGTAGTTTTGATAAGTGGATGGAATACTCAAGATTAGACGCATTCATTCGTGGCTATGCTGTTAAACAATGGGATGATAGTTACTATACAAATGAACAAAAACTGTTGATTGATTCAATGATGGATCAGCTAAAACCTGATGGGTCAACAAGATCGATGATGGGTAAATGATGTTGTGTTGTGTGTGTGAGAGACATCCTGAGCGTCCGATCTACGCGCGTGAGATGCAAGTATTCGAATGCTTGAATATGTACAGGCAAACAGGTAGATCTTGCAGGTGGCAACCACTACATCTTGTGGTTTGCAAATACTGCATAGCTCCTACAAAAGCTAAGTCGTTGTAAT